CAGTTAAGCAATATCATGAGTTCTTCATTGCTGAACAAGAATGGGTAGACGCTGATGTACCTACAGACTTCTTAGAGTTTCAGCAAACTATGTACTCTACTGATGGGGTAACTAGACCACAAAAGTATAAGAGCGGCGCGTATGATAACTTAGGTATTATTCGCCCTACTAATGCTCCAAATCTAGTTAATAAGAATGCTGTAGCTCCTATTACTGATTTAGCAATTGAAAATTTTGTTTCTAACATAGGCACCTATGGAGATTTGCCTGTATCTGAAATTCGCTACCTATTAGTTAACGTAAAAGCTGGCAAGTACTCTGATGCCCTTGAGCTAAACGTAAGTCGTAGCACTAATGCTACAGTTAGAACTAAGGCTAGTGTACGTAAACCATCATCTGTCGCAGAGTCTGTGTTGCTAAAAAGTGATTCTGCTATTGAGGACCCTAGTGGTGCTTTTGACAGAACAGTAGAGCTTAGTAATTTAAAGGGTCCTTTTGCTGACTCTGCTATTTTATTTCGCTATTATAAAGGTGTATGGTATAAAGCATTTACTTTTGTTGCCCCGACAGATAAATTTGTTGATGATACAGAAGATATTAGTACTAATGATGTACTGGATGATACACTATTTAGTAAGTTCGAAGGTACATATCAGTATGTCTATACTTACTATAATGAAGATGATGGTACAGAGTCTGTACCTAGTCCTTTGTCAAATGAGGTACCCGTAGAAGGTGGTACTATTACAACTACGCTACCTTCAACTAGTTCGGATAGCCAAGTAACGCATAAGCGTTTGTACCGTGTTGGTAATAATATTGCAGAGTTTACTCTAGTTTCACAAGTAGACAAAGCAGTAACTTTATACGAAGATATCTTAGGTGATACTGAAGTAGATGGTAGACTTTTAGAATCTGACAACTACTATGAAGCGCCTACAGGCTTACGCTTTCTAACAGAATCTTTTGCTATGCTATTTGGTGCAGTAGGTGACTCTTTGCGCTTTACGCCTATCGCTGTACCAAACGCCTGGCCACCAGAATATAGCATAGCGTTTAATGCTCCTATTACAGGTATCGGTCCTGTAGCTAACGGCGTATTAGTCTTTACTGCGTACCAGACTTTCTTAGTCACTGGTACAGGACCACTTAGCTTAGCTCAACAACCACTAAGTGGCGACCAAGGTTGTACTAGTCACTCATCGATTCAAAAGATAGGCCCAGCTTTAATTTGGGCTTCGGTTGAAGGTCTTTGTATGTCTGCCGGTAATGCGGTGAAGAATATAACTAAGGATAAGTTAGGTGAGATAACACTAACCCCAGTTGACTCTGAAGTAGCTAATGAGGTCTATTACTGTCATAATGCCGATGGTAGTACTTTAGCCGCAGACTTCCGCTTTGGTACGATATTTAAGTACTTTGACTTAGGTGTGAGTACAATCGCTTATGCTAATGGTGACTTGTACGGTTGGTCCAACAGCGCAATGTACAAGTTATTCGAATCTGCAGATAGTCTTTCACTTAGCTACTTATCACCTAGGTTTATTGAAGGCTCGGTTACAGAAGAAAAGAAATATAAAAAGCTTCACATTTATTCAAAAGGCGATATAATATTAAATATAATAATTAACGATGTTATTGTGTGCACTAAGGAGCTAACTGGTGAGGATGATTTCCAGGTTCAAGTTCCTCAGAATAAGCAGCGCGGTAACTTTGTGCAATTTGAGATTACTGGTACTGGTGAAGTATACGAGTACGAGTATGTAGCAGGCCGAGAGTATAATGAGTAACGAGTCTATAATTCAAGTACCGCCAAACGTTGAAGAGCCTATTGTTCTACAACGTTTTTTGCTACGCCTTGTAGAAGAGCTTGATATTGTACTCGGTAAGCGCGCAGCTAGGACTAATGACCAGTACGTTGCACAAAAAGAACTAGTAAACTCTGCTGACGCCCTTACAGTCGCTATAGCAGATGCTCAAGAGCGTTTAGACGCTGCAGCAGAGCTCCTAGAGCAGACGGTAGAAGATAACCGTGAAGACTTAGAGGCAGAAATTGAAGAGCTTAAGGTAGTCAACACTGCCCAAACAGCTTTACTAGAACTTATTAATAACTTCGCTTGGTACCGCCCCTTTACTATAGCATTTCCTGGCCGTAGTACTGACGGAGCGGTAACGCCTAGCCTTAACTATAATGTTGCAAGCGTAACGCGAAATGGTGTTGGCGTGTACGACGTAGTACTTACTGATGCGCAAGACAGTAATGGCAACGACTTACTAGATAACACACAGCATATGATTAGCTATGACATTGCTGACTCTACAGCTTCGCAACACTACACAGTTAAGTACAACTTAACTAGTGCTGCGCTAGGTACTTTTACTCTTAGTGTATTTTCTGTCGAACAAGGCGCAGGCGCTAAATTAGTTTACGCTCCATATGACCCTTTAAGCACTGATAGCGTTAACGCTATTGGTATGTACACACCAAGTAGCGCGGTATTACCCTAATGACACAGATACAGACAATCACAGAAGCGCATGTTAATGCTTTATTCACACCTAATAGACCTCTACGTGACCGTATCGAGGCTTACGAAGCGTTTGTTGAAACCCATCAGCAAATACCTATACCAGTAAAACACGAATTTATCGAAGGCTTATATAAGCGAGAGATTGTGTTTCCAAAGGGCACTTTAGCTACTGGCCGGTTGCACCCTGTAGACCATATGGATGTGATGCTCGAAGGTTCAATGCTTATTGCCACTGAAGATGGTCTGAAGCGCATAGACGCGCCGTGTACACTAGTATCACGTGCAGGAACTAAGAAAGCCGGTATTGCACTAACTAAAACAAGATGGGTCTCGTACCACCCTACATCCGCAACTACCGTTGAAGAAGTGGAGGCAGAAATATTCTGTGAGTACGCGGACTTAGAGTTAACAACAACTTATAACGATGTTACTGCAGACCATCTTAGCTACAGAGAAGCAATAAGTGCTTTGGGGATGACTGAGAGTGAAGTACAAACACAAGTACAAAACTTAGAAGACCAAATGTGCATGCCACAAGGTTACGAGGTGGAGCTATTTGACTCCCCCATCCATGGTAAGGGCATGTTTAGTTGTAGAGAATTCAAACAAGGCGAACTTATTGCTCCGGGTAGACTAAATGGTCTAAGGACTCCTATTGGTCGCTATACTAATCACTCCGCTAATCCAAATGCAGAGATGCGTTTAGACATTCACGGAGACGTACATTTGTACGCACTGAGGGATATTAAATTGGAAGAATTAACAACAGACTATTGTCATAGTGTTAAGGAGGTCTTATGTCTGGCGTAGCCACAGCCATAATTGGCGGCGCAGTTGTTGGTGGTGTAGTTGCTAGTAACTCCGCAGACAAGGCATCGAGAACAGCTAAACAGCTAAGTAGTGACCAACTAGCTTTTGAACAACAGAGGTTGGACGAGTGGAATGAGGTTTATGGTCCTGTTCAGGATAACCTAGCCGACTACTACAATAACTTAACGCCTGAGTACTATGAGACGTTAGGCCTAGAGAACCTGGAGCAAGAACGTCAGACAGCGATGACGCGACTAGATGAAAATTTAGCTCAGCGTGGCATAGACCCAAGCTCTGGTATATCAGCTAGTCTTCACGCTCAATCCGAACTTGAAGGTGCTGAAGGTAGAGCGGAGATTAGACGTGACGCGCCTCGCATGGCGGCTGAAGACAAATCTCGTTTCTTACAAATAGGCTTAGGTCAAAACCCGACAGAGTCTTTGTCGCGCACAATGGCTAATCAAGCTAGTGCGGCCCAGCAACGCGCAACGCAGTCGGAGCAAGCCGCAGGACAAGCTATAGGTAGCGCGGTGAGCACAGCAGGCACCGCTTTAGTCGATTATCTTAGCACACCTGCATCACCACCACCACCACCACCAACAGGAGGTTAAAATGAGTGCATATATCGGAGCAGGCATCGCGCAAGGTGCTGCTCAAACAGGTCAATACTTAAGAGAAGCTCCTGAACGCAAATTACGCATGCAGGAAGCTCAAAGTCGCCAGCAGTTATCTCAGATGAAACTTGAGGACTACAAAGCTCAGGCGCCTATGCGTCAAGTAGAAAGTGACTTGCAAATGCAGCAGCTCCAGAATGACTTGTACAAGTCGCAAGCGGCTGGTCTTAAAGATAGAACGTTCGCGGCATTTACGCGCTTTCAAGGTGATCGTAATGTGCGCCACTTAAACAACTTTTTTACTGAAGCAAAGCAAAATCCTATTGGTGCTAAAATGTACCAAGATATGGTTCGCGTTGACCCTATTGACAGCCCTGGTGGTAAAGAGCTATTAAAGCAAGCAGGTATCTTAGACTCTGAAGGTATTAAGGATAAAGTTAATTATCTTATCTCGACTCGTGCAGACGGTTCACAAGTATTACTTGATATGAACCAAGTCTATGCGTCTACAGGTTTCACTCGTCATATGGATGACTTAGCTCTAGAAAGGTCGAGTAAAGAAGCGCTTAACGCCCAACGTTTACAATCAGGTATATCTCCACAAAAGTTAGACCAGATTGAGCGCTATGCTGCCCTATTAATGGAGAATGACCCTAGCTTAACTAAAGTGCAAGCTCATGAGATGGCTCTTGACCGCTATAAGCCTGGGCGCACAGCTCCGTCTTCTAGTTTAGAGCGTATGGCAGACCAAATTAAAGAAGCTAACCCTGGTATGTCAGATATTGAAGCACTTGAAGAAGCCATTGCTATGAAGAAGGAAGGCGGCACATATGAAGAGCGTTTAGCGTCTAAACGTGCTAAAGGTACTGCAACTCCTGAGCAAGAAGCGATTCATGCAGAGAAAGAACGCTCAGCAGACCAAGTTAAGATTGACGAGGTTAATACAGCTAAAGATTCTTTGGATGAGCAATTTGAAGGTGACTTTACTACTGCGGATATGACTAAGCCTGAGAATCGTAGATTAGCTAGTCGCTTAATGTCCCGTATTGAGCAAGAGTTCCCGATGAACGTAGCAGACCGCAAGGTAGCTAAAGAGATTCGTCAATTAACTGCTCTAGGTGAAGTTGCAGGTGAAGAGATTACAGACCAACAAGCTGGTCCTATTGATAGCCTAATTCGTGGTGTTAAGAAGTATATTTCTAACGAAGTTGAAGGCACAGAAGGTACGGCAGCTTATGAGACATTCCGCAATACTTTACGACACGCTTTATACGGTGCAACGTTAAGCACTGGTGAGATTGGTGCATTTAATGCAGCGATGGGTAGTCTGGCCGAACAAAAAGGTCCTGTATTAGTTAAGCTTAAAACTCAGATGGAAGACTTAAAAGAACAGTTAAGTAGTGTTTATGACATGAACGACCCTTATGTAGCTAAGTATCGTCTAAACATGGACCAGGATAAGTTAGCTGATGTTATCTCCGCTATCGACGAGCGTATTGATATGCTAGACGGTAGTTTAAGAGCAGATGCACCAGGTGTTATTACGCCGAAGCAAAGTATACAGGAGAGATATAATGCGCGCAGAAATTAAGGACTTAAAAGATTCATTCAAAGTAGGCTATGAGGCCTACGAGCACTCACGTAAAGAAGCGAATGAAGCTTGGGACTTATACCATAATCGTCATTATACAGAAGAGCAATTGGCTGTATTAGCTAACCGTGGACAACCTGCGGAGACCTTTAACGTAGTAAAGCTTTTTGCTCGTATGTTAGTGGGTTATTACTCTACTATAGTTAACACTGTAGTGATTAGCCCAACTAACCCGCGTGACATTGATACTGCTAGTATACTTAACGATACAGTTAACAATGTCTTCGTAGAGAATCGCTTTGATATTGAAGGCGATACTATTAAGCTTGGTGGCATGATCTCAGGTTTACTTTGTGGTTATACTAATGTGCAAGATACTGGTAAGCGCGATGAGTTTGGTCGTCCTATCAATAAGATTATCTCGCACCACGTACCTGATTCTGAGTTAGTGTTAGACCCTATGAGCACTATGGATGACTACTCAGACGCAAGATTCTTGCACCGCTTTAAATGGTTAACTGAAGATGTTGTTAAGCGTACATTTGGTAAAGCTAAGTTAGATGAGCTTACTGCTTACTATAACCACTTAAATATTGATGAAGCAGACTTTGCTTTTAACTATGGTGACTCTTACACGGGTTATTACAAAGTCTTTGACAACTACCTTATCGTGCATTCTGTTGTAGAAGAAGACGATGGCAAGAGCTACTCGTGCTTCTGGTGTGGCGATGTGATGCTTGAGAAGAAAGAAATTACTTTCAAGAAAACTCGCTGGCCTTACAGAGTACAACGTATTCACAGTTCTGATAGAACAGAGTATTATGGCATCTTCCGCGAGATATTGCAGTCTCAAAGAGCGCTTAACCAGGCTGTATTGACTATACAACTAATGGTTAACTCTGAGAAAGCTTTTGTTGAGAAGAACTCTGTGGACAACATTGATGAGTTCACTAGTGCTTTTAATCGCGTTAATGCTGTTATAGAAGTTAAGAAGTTATCTGGTGTTAAGCTTGAGACATTATCTCGAGACATACAAGACCAGTACATGATTATTGACCGCTCATTAGACCGCATCCAACGTGTGCTAGGTATTAATGACAGTTTCTTAGGTATGGCTTTCGCATCAGATAGTGGCCGCAAGGTTAAGCTTCAACAGAACGCGACTATTATGTCACTTAGATATATCACCGCACGCATAGAGAGCTTCTACCGCAGCTTAGGTCAAGATATAGCTGATTTAGCTTCACAGTACTACCATGCTAATCAAATGATAATGGTTGCTGACGAAGTAGTTGGACAACGCTGGATTGAGCTCAATAAGCCAATGATGGAGTTCTCTGGTCAGTTTGACCCTATGGGACAACCTATAATGCAACCTATTCTTCTGCCTATGACTGACCCAGCTAATGATGATATCATGACAGACGAAGAAGGAAATATTATATTAGCTCCAATATCTGAAGAAGGTTCTGATTTCACGTTCTTGGACTTCCAAATACGCGTAGAATCGAATTCTTATAATGATGAAGATGAGAAAGCACAATTATTATTAGAGACAGTTATGTCAGGCCAGGTTGGTCAGATGGTGTCTCAAGTTAATCCAGCAGGCTTCTTCCAGATGGCGGCATTAAGTATTAAGAGCACTAAAACTAAGTACTCACCTAATATGGCTACTATCCTAGAACAAACTGCGCAAATGCTTGGTGGTGACCCTGCGGCAACAGAACAAGCTATGATGGCTGGAGCGCAAGGCGGTGGACAGAGCCCCAAAAGCAAAGCATTAAAGTTACCTACAAATACTAACGAGGGAGTTGAATAATGGGTATCGAATCCGTATTAAAAGCTGGTATTAAAGCACTACCTGAAGACATGACTATTAAGGGTAAACAGCTTCCTAACGCGTTTAAGAAGATGGGGGTTAAGGATGAGGAGCTTAAGTTCGCTGACTTAGCTATCCAACCTGAAAAGAAATATACTAAAGCAGAGCTTACAGAACTTGAAGGCGCTCGTAAAGATACTTTTGATAAGGTGCAAGCAGAACCTAGTTTCCAGTGGGTTAGCATAAAAGCAGGTATGTCAAACCCAACGTACAAAGAAAATGTGTACACTTTTAAAGAAAATATTCCTCTAGGCGAAGTAGCAGATGAAGATGTCGCTGCAGCGATAGGTGGTACTTTTAATAACTCTCGCTATACATCAGAGCACTTTAGTGAGGTGCCAAATTACTTAATGCATACTCGTACATTCGATGACACGATGGACGGCAAGCCTACACGTGTACTGCAAGAGATACAGTCCGACCTTCACCAACAAGCGCGTGGTCAAGGTGGTTTTGCTGTACAGCGTGTAGAGGCTACACCCGCTGAGCTTGAAGCTTTCGAGGCATTTAATGATGGTTACACAGACCGTGCAGATGAGGTTATGGAAGGTTTGCACCGTCTAGGCTATAGTGCAGCAGAAATAGAAGATAATGATATTGGCGAACTAGCTGCTGACGTACTTGAAACAGGCGCGAAAGTTGTTGAGGGCATTCCAGAGACACCTTATGAGAAGTCCTGGTTAGCTAAAGGCATTGAACGTGAACTTGACTCAGCTATTGAAGATGGTCGTCAGCAGTTAGCTATACCAATCGAAGGTGCAGAGATTGCAAGCCTTAAACGTGCTGAAGGTGTTCAAAAATGGTACGAAGGTAATGTGGTTAACACAGCTAAGAAGATAGCCAAGCAAAACGGCATGGACTTCGAGCTTAAGACCGTAGGTGACGCTACTGAGCTAACAAATGCGGAATATATGGAGATAGGCCGAGTCATTCCTGGCTTAGAAGATATTGACGACGCTGATGAGATAGCCCAGTATGTACAACGTCTTACAGTGGAAGATAGAGCCGAGCTTGCTTCACAAGGACTTAAGCTACCTGAGAGTACTCAATATGCTATCATCAAACCTAAAGTTGAAATGGGTTTAGAAGACCTTAAAACAGGCGTAGGAGCAAAGTTAGCTGATGCTATATACTCAAGTAAGAATTTATCTGACGCTGATTGGCTGACTGCTACGAATAAAGCTATTGATGATAGTGGTGTTGAAGAAGCAGGTAAAGAGCATGCTAGGCGTCTACGTGATGCTTATGGTAAAGGTAAAGGTACTACAAGCCAAGTGGAGCAAGAACTTAACGAGGCAGGCTATTCTAAAGTAGTACCTAAAGGTGCAAATCTTAAGCTTTACTCTAGTCCAGCAGCTGCTGTTGGTGCAGGCTATGCATCACTTAAAGCTGGTGGTACTGATGACGATGTGCGCTTTGAGCTAAGTCAAGCTGGTTATGAAGGTGACGAGATTGAAGAGATTCTAGGCGACGCTAAATTTGCTCAAGAATCTGTTGATGTTCATGGTGATAGTGAAGAAGAAGTTATGGCGTTCTTCAAAGGCCAAGAGCCTGAGATTGCTGAACGTACGTCTGCGCCTATTGACCAACCGGCTGAAAAGACTTACTGGCAACAGTTTAACGAGTGGGCGGGTGAACAGAACGACCCTAAGAAAGCTGCTTATCACGGTATCATATCTGACGAAGGTATGACTGCAGAGCAACTATTATCTCGTTTACAGACTATCAGCCCTAATATGAGTTCTGTAACAACTCGTATTAGTGGTTACTTTGGTAATGAGGTAGACAGGAAGAGACAGGAAGAAGCGGTTGCAGCAAGCGCTCAACATATTGTTAACTTAGCTCAGCAACACGGTATTACAATGGCCTTCCAGCCTAACCCTGAAAGTGGTATAGGCCAACTAATGCCGTTCGGCGATGGTAAATGGTTTGCGCAAGGACCTGACGGGCAGGCTATTCCAGTAGACGAGGGTTTCTGGGAAGCTATGCGCCAAGAGTCGCATGAGATTACTTATGGCGTTACAGGTGCTGTTGCTGGCGGTGGTATGACTGCTCAGTACACTAAGAACCCACTCTTGATTGGTCTAGGTTCTATAGTAGGCGCGGTTACTGGTGCTGGTGTTGGTACTGAATTAGACTACTTACGTGACGCTGTAGAGTTACACGAAGAGATGTCTGCCAGTGTTGCAGCGCATAAAGCTCTGACCGCTGCTGAGGTTTCAGTTATAGGTGATGCCGTAGGTTATCCTTTAGCTAAAGGTGCAGGTGCTATATGGAAGGCGACGAAGAGAGCTAAAGACTTTTTACTCGATGGTAATACTGCAGGTGCTCACAAAGCGCTTAAAGATACTATGTTCTTGAGTGACTCTGAAGTAGCAGATATTACCACTAACTTGAATAAAGCTACAGTACAGGACACTACAACACTTAAAGCAGCAGAAGAGCAAATACAAGCAACTATATTGAGTCACCCTGGTGCAGAGTACGTATTGAAAGCCGCAGCGAGCATAGACCCTAAAGCAGGTGCTGCAGTCGCTAAAGCTATTGATACAAGAGCTAAGGATGTATTAGCTACTACTGCAGAGCTTACTGACCAGAACGTTGGTCGTGTGATAACGCAAGACCTTAATAACTATACTACAGAGGTTAAAGCTTACTATGGTAATGTCAAGGAACAGGTAGCAAAGTCGCCGCGCATTAATGACTTTGCATGGGACTTTGAAAAGTTAGCGATTAAACCTGTACTAGAGACTTTGCAGAAGAACATTATGGACCCTGCAGTTCTTGAGCGTTTTGCTTTACAGTCTAACAAAATAAGTGCTATGGCGGACAGTCGCACGCTTACGGACTTAATCGAGCTAAGACAGTTAGTTAATGACTTTAAGTTCAATAAGCGTATAACTAAGGTTAAAGACTTTGAGGCTCTTAACAAAGTAATGGAAAACATTGATGGTGCTATCCGTCAAGGTGCGGACGTTGTTATGGAGAATCCACAGCAATGGTTAAGTAACTATTCTTTAGCTAAGACCCAATATGCTAAGATGAAAGGTTTAGAGCGCAACGTTATAGCTAAAGCTTTACGCACACCTGGTGTGTCAGAAGAAGACGTTGTTAACAGCTTAGTTAAGTATATTAATGCTATTGACGGGTCTTTTCAGGAGATTATGACAAGTCTTCCTAGAGAAAGTCGAAGACTTACTGAGGGAGCTGTTGTTGAAGCGTTAGCCAAGAAGTTTACTGATGGATCACCTGGTGGACTAAACGTTATACACTTCCCTCTGCTAGCTCAAGAGTTAGATAAGATAACCTTTACAACGCCAGAAGCACGTAAAGCTAAAGCAGCTCTTAAGCAGATGGCGGAAGTCTTTAAAAACGATGTACCTTTAGCTCAACAGACAGGTAGTATTCAGATACCGAAGTTCCAGAGTTATCTGACAGTAGACCCAGTAATGAGAGCTAAGTTTGAATTCGCATCTGGTATGTTTAACTATATTAAACGTCTTGCACCTACTGAAGAGCAACGTAACTTCTCTTTAGTTAAAAAGGCCGCAGAATTACTAGAGAAGCCTTTGAACGCTAATCTTATGAAAGACGTTATGAGTCAAATACAAGATGAGGGATTACTAAAACAGTTCACAGACATTCAGCGTGCAGCAGGTATGCCAGTTGACGCAGGTTCTGCTAAAGTTAAACTATATGGTGAAGGACCAATACTAAGTGCAACAGGTAATGGAGTGGAGCAACAAATACCTATTCATCGCATTGCTACTTACGATATTCAACAGACTATAGCTAATAAGTATGGCATCGACCAGGCAGATAAGAAATTAATGAACCAAGCGCTAAAAGGTGAGGGTTATATGGCAGTCCAACATGGGTCAGACAAAGTGAGGAAACTGAAATGACAGTAAGAAATATTAAGAAAAGCCTGGTAGCGATGGAAGACATCGCTCAGGGCAAGGGAGAGGTTAGCCAGACTCGTGCTGGTAGTGCCGTAACCGTGCAGAAGGTTGATATACCTTTAGCTTTAGATACTACGGTAGAGATGAGTGCGCTTGACGTAACTAAGTACACACGTGCTCGCGTATACTCTGATACAGTAACGTACACTGACTATATCTATGACGAAGCAGACCTCACTGGCATAGCCTCAGACACAGGCCCTGGCACATGGTTGTTAGCTACAGATACTAGTACTACGGACTTGCGTAGAGAATTCGTTCATAACTTCGCTACACTAGCCGATGCGGTAGCTAGTACATCCTTGGCGGCAGGTGATAGTGTAAACCTTAAAGAGCGTACTACTGGCAATGGTGGCGGTGCAATGTGGGACGTTGTGTTAGCTTCAAGCGTTACAGCTAATACATTTGATATTGCGGCTTGTACTGGTGTTGCTACTTTAGCGTTGGTTCTACGCAAAAAGCCCACCACACATTCTGACCAATGGGGTTTAGGTGGAACACCACCAGCGAACAACCTGACACTTGCAGGTAATCTACGCTACTCTGCTATAATAGCAGGGCGAAACAACTCCATAGATATGGGCGCGGGTGCGATAGGTAAAGGAGACGGCGCGACAATTTGTGGCGGTAATGACAACAGCATTACAGCGACATACGATGGCGATTGCCAAGGGGCTTTTATTGGTGGCGGCTGGTCTAATGCCGCAGATGGCTACTGGGTTACTATTGCGGGCGGCAAGGGTAACGAGATTAGCGGAGATATAACCAACTATTCGTTTATTGGTGGTGGTAACACAAACTTAATCAGCGGTACGCAAGCATTTTTGTCGGTCATAGGTGGTGGGCGTGACAATGTTATATCAGGCGGCACTGCTAATCGTTGCTTTATAGGTGGTGGTGGTCAAAACACTATTACAGGCACAGCGGTCAGCCGAGCTACTTTGGTCGGTGGTGAAGATAACAGTATCACAGGTAACAACGCTTACTATACTTTTCTTGGTGGTGGTCAACGAAACCAGATAACAGGGCAGACAGCAGGTCACTCTGTACTAGTTGGTGGTGTTGACAACCAGATTGCGGGTTCTACTACCACTTACTCATTTATTGGCGGAGGCCAACTAAATGATATAGGCGCTTCAACAGGCTCGCACACTGTTATTGTCGGCGGTCGTGAAAATGACATACAGAATAACGCGCAATACTCTTCTATTTTAGGTGGTTATCTAAATAAAATGAATGGACAGCGCTCGTTTATTGGTGGTGGGTATTCAAACAATATAGGTACAACATCAGGTACACAAAACGCTATTGTCGGTGGTAATCAAAACAAGATGTTATCTACCACAGTTCAAAACTCATTTATCGGCGGTGGTTATGATAATGAGATAGGTACAAGCGGCAGCGGCACTGTATTAGTCGGTGTTTCTGTGCTTGGCGGTGAGGATAATATCGCTATAGCTTCAAGAGCTTCTACGCTAGGCGGATTAGGTTTACGGGCTGATAGTTATCTTGAAGTAGTTAAAGGGACTTACAACGACCCTGCAAACCCTGATGGTATAGGCACACCTTCAAAAACGGTTTACGTTGGCGGTCAAATAGCGGAGGCTTTAGGTATTGGAGCTGATGACGCGAGCAGGGCTAACGCTTATGTGTGGCTTAAAAATGGTAAACAGATACGATACAATACGCCTGTTTATGCTGATAACACCGCAGCCCTAGCGGGTGGCGAGCTAGTTGGTACAGTGTACAGAACAGCGACAGGCCAATTAATGGAAGTTTATTAATCAACTTTAGAGCCTCCCCTCGGAAGGAGGCTAAGGAATAATATGAAAACATTTGATACAGTTGCTAAACTTAAATTAGCTAAATTAAAAGAAGGTCAGTTTGTAGAGACTGGTGGATATTACGCCAAGGGTGATGCGGGGGCTGCTAGGTATTTGATAGTAACCCCGCAGTCATTCGATGGCTATGGCGACCATGAGCTTGCTAATGGGAATATTGCGGTGTTGCAAGTTGGAATGTCATTAAACGTGGTACAGTTTGGGGCTAAGGATGGAGTAGATAATAGTGACGCATTACGAGCTATTTCTACTAGAATTAGGTCATACACCACAATTGATTTAGGTTCTATAGAGCATATTATCTCGGCTAGTGGGACACCTGCATCACCATATGGTCACAGAATTTTTGACTTAGATGGTAAGGATGGTATCCAATTCATAGGTAAAAGGGCTAGAGTGAAAGTAGTAGACCATAACATTTCAAGCAATGGGGGTTTAACCTTTTGTTATGCTAAAGCGTGTAATGGATTATATGCCACAGGTATAGACTTCGAGATGTCATTTATCGGAGTGCATACCAGTAATACACAATATCCGTTTTGTGGCGCATTTATAGGTAGTGATGGGTCTGATGCGGAAGCTGGTGGAGTCAGAACACAAGAACAACTAAACGGGAACTGGAAGCTAGAAGATTGTACATTTAAACTATTTCATCCTTGGGGGCAATTCGCGCAGTCTGGTAGCTCTTACTTAGGAGACCCTAATAACGGTTTTAAGATATTCCCTTGTTTTGTTAGTGGCGCATTCGATGCAACTGACTATGCTAACCAATGTAGAAAAATAACATTTGACAATTGTACATTGAAAGAAGGCGGCAACTCTTACGGATTTTGGACATGGGCATGGAACGATGTGTCTATGGTCAATTGTACTGCTGAAAGTTTTGTGTCCAAACAATCTAATGCAGCAGGTGTAATAAGTGGGCGCGGAGAGCCTATGCTTAGATACCACCAATTCCATTGCGAAGGGCTGACAGTTACAGGTAACCACTTTAGAGCTAAACCATGCGATGAAAGATTAGTGGCTGGCTTTGAGGGTGACGCTCGTTTTGTTGACTACAACACTAATCTACTAGGGAATTACGGGCATGGTGTTTGCACCATTACCGGCAATACAATCATAGGGGGTCGCGGTGATGCGGCTAATAGCTTTGATGATTGGTATATAAACTTAATAGCTTATGGTTCGATTACAGTTACTGGTAACACGTTTGGAAGCACCCCAGAAACAACTAATGCCTATGCGTCTATTGGCATCTTCTGGAATGCTGAGGCTGTAGGGGGGCAAGGTAATGCCACACTATCTATACTAGGAAATGATTGGAATGCCACGTGTGATTATATGGATAACATCTCTATAGCTAACGGTGGTTCAACCCCAGCAAATAGACGATTAAAGTCTCTTGTGATTGAAGGTAACACAAGCTTGGGACAGCTCCAATATTTCAATAAGATGGGAGTGACTGGTACGGCCTTTGGTGTGCAGGATTGTAGAATCCAGAACAATAACATTAGTGGCGAGTTTAACACATTCTTTGATAAGAACAGTTCTAACTCAAGAGCTATTGAAGTTGCTGGCTCGGAAACAACAGATGTACTTGATGTTTCAAGAAACACAATACGCGATAAGTACTATGGCATTGAAACAAATGGTCACGCAGGACGATTTGTTGCTGATTATAATGAACTGATTGGCGTGACTACTCGTTGGTTAGGCGCTATCCCTGTTATATTTGATAGGCGAGATCACGCACCTAATGAAGCCGCTGCTGATGGTTCTGTGCATATTAGAACAAATGGAATAGCTGGAAACAGTTTCTATGTAAGGCAAGCTGGAGCGTGGACATTGATGGGCTAGTAGGTGCTAGCACCGCCCTACTACCTAGCTACCCATTAAGAGATAAAACTAATTGTAAAAGGAGTAAATTATGCTAGAAATTTTAGGCAGCGTATTGGGGTTCGGTGCTAGCATCGTCCCTTCTGTTATGGGGTACTTCCAAGACAGTAAAGACAAAGCGCATGAGTTAGCGCTCCATGAGAAGATTGCCGCATCCAATATCAAGGAAGCCCAAATCTCAGGTGAGTTAGCTAATTTAGCTCTTGAACTAAAGGCTGACATCGCGAGCACTAAAGCATCACATAAGCCAATGGTCTTAACAGGTGTAACGTGGGTCGACGCATTGCGCGGCTCCGTAAGACCGATAATAACTTATTGGTTTATGGGCTTATACTCGTACAGCAAATATGTGACGTACGTCCAGGGTGGAGATATGTGGACATCCTGGGACCAGACGCTATTAGCTACTGTTATTAGCTTTTGGTTTGGTGAGCGGCTCATACGTAAGGTTATGAAGTGAGGGTAGTCAATACTGATATTATCAAGGCTTGTGAAGGACTACGCCTTGATGCTTATCTTTGCCCTGCTAATGTATGGACAATAGGCTATGGACACACTCGGACTGCTAAATCTGGACTCCATATTGATGAATCTGAAGCAGAAAATTTGCTGCGTATAGATTTAGCTCAGACAGAATTATTTGTCTCCAGATACATCCGTTTGGAGCTAAATCAGAACCAATTTGATGCATTATGTAGTCTTGTTTTTAATATCGGGCCAGGAAACTTTAAAGCTAGTACTTTGAGGATGAAGCTAAACAGAGGCGATATAGAAGGTGCTGCGGCAGAGTTTCCTAAGTGGAGAAAAGCGGGAGGTAGAGTCCTCCCAGGCTTAGTTAAACGTCGTTTGATGGAACGGGACCTGTTCCTCCAACCTCTGGAGCAAGCTCTCTTTGAACAGTCTCCAAGTCCCACGCCACAAAAGCAATGCCACCAACCTTCTGAATCTCCGCGATATTCCATTCTTGGAGCTTGGAAGGCTTGTTGGCGCCGTATTTAACTTCTATGGCAAAGAACCTACCCTTAGGCGTACATCCCACAATGTCGGGTATACCATTGCGGTTACAGAGTATAGTCTTGAAGACCCAGAACTTATTAGCTTTGAGCCACTTCAAGATTTTACTTTGTACTTTGGACTCACTCACCACTTTCTCCACTTAGCTGGGAAGAGAGGGCAGGTAATAGCAAGGGCGTATACAACTATAGTCATTAGAGTTATACCAACTGCTGTAGCACCACGAGTATCAAAGTTATAGCCTCCTACCCACGCTAGCAGGGGTACAACGCATGCGCATAGAAATGAGATTAGTTGTGCTTTCATTATTTGTCCTCCCGGAACGATTTAAAGATTGGAAAGCGAGGCTTCCCGTATTTACTTACTTCTTGGTACTTGAACGTAACTTCTTTCCCTTTGAACTCTTCTTGGTTTTGCCATATCTTGTGGCGCATGGCCATGTCAAAGCCGCTTCCGATTTTGAATTCAACCCCATTCCAGTGAACAACCAAAGCACCAAGAGTATCGGCAGGCACCATCCCTTCTTTACTATGTGAACGTTTAGTCTGACCAAGCTCTCCCGTTTGTGCTGCATTGCAGTTAGTCTCCAGTTCTTCAAAGCCTATGACAACAGCTTCATCATCATGCCATACTTTTAGTTTTAATAAATAACCTTGTTTTACAGTGCTACGCCCACGTTTGTAGGGTCCCTGGCAGGAGCGCACCATTGCACCCTCATATCCCTCACTAATACATTGAGACCAGAAAAACTGCAGCTCAATAGCACTATGGATTACAGTATGCTCTACCATGCGAATGTACGGACTATCTAGCTCTTCTACTATATCTTTAGTCTTGTTATAGCGGTCCCAAAAGCCGAACATATCTAAGTCAAAGTTATCAAACACGTTAAGGTAGAATTTAGGTTCACCTGTTACGCTCATAACTCCAGACTGCACGTTGTTAAAATCGCCTTCAGCTAACATTAGCTCACCGTCTAACCCATGTTGTTGTAGCTTCATGAGCTCTTTCTGGATAAACTGATTCGGTATGCGCTTCATATTGCGGCTAAAAGGAATACCATCAGCCATAATGCATCGTATGCCATCAAGCTTAGGTGAAGCTAATACAGGGTATTCTATCTTGTCAAGGTCAGGTGTTTGCGATGCAGCAAGCATCGGCTTAAAAAGTAAAGTCATAGCGTTTCCTTATAGTAGACTGAGTCTACAAAGTTTGTTTTGTTAATCGTGACTGTCTTAAATACTTGCTCCGACAGTCCGCCTTTGACGAGCATAAAATGTACTCGTATTGGGTCTTTTCTTTGTATATTACATTGCCGAGCACGGCGTTGAGTATGTCGTGCAGTCGAAAAGTCTTGGCTGTAAACAATAAGGTTATCAAAATTGCTAAGGTCAACACCCTCAGCATAAGAAGTAGCTTGTAAGAGAAGGGACTGCTTAAAGTGTCTCTCCAACTTAGTTCGTTCAGCCTTATAGTTATACATAATGACGTTAGTAGAATTATCCCCAAACTCATGTAGGACATAGTCAATCTTCTCCTGGTTAGCAAGCACTAGGTACTCTTCATCAATCTTAGCCACACCACCTTCGAGCATATGCAGACTCACTCTTAGTTTACTTTTTGTGTCACAAACTAACATACGGTCTTCTACGGGAGCAAGCTCATCAGTAACTAGGTCATTGTAGAGTTTCTTAGTTTCTTTACTTAGCTCCACGTAGTGCTTCACGTCCTCTGGTTCATGCTCAAAGCCTAACTCTTTACGAGTCTTAGTTATGAACAAGTGCTCTACAACACTAAGTATCATGTCTTCGTGACAGCGGTCATACTGGCGTATTTTCATACCTGCAACTTCTAGCTCATAAGGCTTACCGTACAGTCTAAACCACTGATAGAAGTTCTTGTGCTTCCTCCAAGGGCTCCAACTGCTAAGCTGAAACTGATGAAAGAGCATTTGTAGGCCTTGTGCGTACGGCGTAGCTGATATGTATACTATAGGTGTACGAGCTAGTAATAACTTTAGCTTCTTCCACATACTGCTAGGCTTAGGGAATGAGCTAATATAGTTATGACTCTCATCTAATAGCACTAGGTCGAAGTCATCTTCTACTTTATGCGCTTGATGGTAGTTAGTTACCACGTAGTCTTTAGTATGGGTAAACTTAGCTAAAGTGTCCTCCCAGCCATCCAGGGCTTTCTTTTTAGTTATCACCAAGACTCTCTTGGCCGTAGATTTCTCCGCGACTAAAAGAGCTGTAAGAGTTTTCCCTGTCCGTTCTTCCATTGCTAGATATACCATCATGTTCTCA